TTGAGTATTTGCAGCAGGTGCATTTTGTTGAGTATTTGCAGCAGGTGCATTTTGTTGAGTATTTGCAGCAGGTGCATTTTGTTGAGTATTTGCAGCAGGTGCATTTTGTTGAGTATTTGCATCAGATGCAGCAGGTGCATTTAAAGTTTTTTTATGTTCGGTTCTAGCACTGTCTAACGCCTTACTTATTTTTTGTAAGTCGCCTTCTTTAGTATCAGTACTTGCAACTGCTTTTCTATACTTGTTCTGCAATCTGACAACTTTTTGTGCCGAAGCAGGTAAAGAATTATATATTTCTTTTTGAGTATCTGGTCTAAGATTAAAATATAATGATGGATCTTGAGCAACAGCTTTTTTCCTATCATCAATATATTCTTGTCTGGTAACTTTTTTTTCTACTACAGGCTCACCTGGTTTTTTATTTTGCTGTAGATCAGTTTTAGGACCTTGCGTATCCTTGTTTATTGGCTCATCTTTTTCCTGAGGCGGAATCATTGAAGTTCCTGACCGAGCCTGCATAGTCTGCGGAGACGCTGATACTTGTTGATTTTTTAAAGTATCTAATTGCTTTTGTAAATCAACAGCCAATTGTTTTGTTTCTTGATCTGTATTATTAGGAGTAGTAACTGTACTTGGACTATTAGACGTAGGAGTCATTGAAGGCTGTTGCCCTGGAACCTTATTAGTAGGTGCAGCAGTTGACGTTTGTGATTGCTTTGACAGCTTTTCCAGTTCCGCCAACTTAGCAGATATAGCCTTTAAATCCATAATTACTTGCCTTTAGGAATTTTTAAACCTTGTTCTTTGGCTCTTTCTTTAGAAGCCTTAGCTAGGTCTTTAAGAAGATTTTCATTGAACTTGTCGCCAAAGTAATCCTCAACTTTTACTTTAGATGCTTCTTTATATTCAGAGTCACTCAATAGTGCAGTTTTTTTATCGCTGTCTTTATCGACATTTTGATATTCTTCGGTTGGTTCAAAAGGATTTCTTACTACAACATGGTCAGCACCTAATTTAATATTGTTGCAGATATATTCATGTAATTCATATTGTGTCACTGGGTACGCCAAAGTAACATCATAGATATTAACACTAGTGTTTCTTAGTTTAGGAAAATCCAATGGCAGAGATTGAATTGGGGTAGTACTGTTTTTAGCGAAGTTTTCTACCTTATATTTTTCTAAGGCAGTTTTTAATATAGTCTGTTGATCTTCAGAAATATCGCCAGCGATCTTGACTTTGAACAGATATTTCTTTTTATCAAAAGATTCTGTAATATATTCTTTAAAAGTTTTCATTTTTGGATCCTTTGATTTATTTATCAATGTTTTTTAACTTTTGTAGCAGGCTATTACGGTCAGAAACAATAAAGGCCCGGCCTTCAACTACACTACCGTCATCCACATCATCTCTATCTTGATCTAATTTCTGCTTTTTCAGCTGCAATTCTATCATCTTTAGCTTTTTATCTATCTTAGCAGATTTAGCATCTATAGCATTTTTCAATGCAGACTGCGCTACTTCAAATATCCTAGCACCATATCTAGCTTCAACATTCATGCCCAAATCCATAAGATCATCATATGCATCTGTAGCTTTTTGAGCCAGAGTGTCTAATTCAGAGTCACTGAGGTCGCCCAATCCTTTTACTTGAGGAAGAGCTGCTGATATTTTATCAAATTCTTCAATAGTTCTGATACGCTCTTCTGATTCCTTCTCAATAGTCTTTGGATCTATAATCTCCTGGGATATCATAGATTCATTTTTTGGAGGAAGATCTAATAGTTCTTCTAATTTTTTAGTCATCTTTTCTTTCCATTATGAAAAATGTCGTTTTCATTAATTATCCTAAATACGATACCGTTCTGTTTACACCATGCTCCAGCAGCAGCCCATTTGGCTTGATTTTTCACATACTGCATCTGATTGTATGGATTTTTGCCTACCCTCTCTTTTAACATTTGATTAGAAGGTTTTATCTCTACTAGTTCTGTTCTTTTCTTTCCGTGTCTATCTTCATATTGTATTAGAAAATCTGGAACATATACAGTTTGTCTACCAGTAGTGGGATCTAAATAAGGTATCTTTACTCCTTCGCTGGCCCAGTTAGTTATATTGGGATGACTGTCACACATTTGCATGAAATGACATTCCCAACTGCTTCTATATAAAGGTTCATGATTCCCTACATATTTGTCAGGATTTTTTAGAAGAAATCTACCTTTAGAAAATTTTGCTAAACTCATGCTACAATATTTCTCATTATGATTTCGGTAGTTTCGACTTTTTTAATAGATCCTAGTGTACTTGTTTTGGCTCTATTAAAATTCAAAATGCTTAATAAAAAATCATTTAACTGTTGATCATTATATGATGACAATGCTTCTAAAATCTCTTGGGATGTATAATTACTTTGCTTGGCTGTTTTTAAAATTAAGTAGGTAATATTTTTTGCACTTTCAGATTGGAATCCTCTTTGCTCAAAAAACCCTCGCATAACGTCAATGTTGCCGACATCTAATTCTGTAGGTTTGGTATAATAATTATCAAAGTATTGTATAACTTTTGATTCACTTGAAGTATTAGATTTACTTGGTAAGTTAGAATAATTTGTTGCCATTTAAATTTCCTTAAGCTCTAGAAACAGGAACTGTGTTAGACCCATCAGGAGTACCTGCAGTATTTGTATTGATCGCAGAGTTATTAGGATTAAATTCAGGCGATACTTGTCTACTAACTGCTTCAGTATTATTTGAACCATCATTAGGTCTATTAACATTTAACCCTTGTACAGCGCCATTACTAGTGCTGCTTTGGTTTGTTATGGTAACGCTATTTATGAAAGTTTCTTCTACTTGTTTTCTAGCTAAATCAACATCAAGATTACTAGCATTACTAATAAGCCTCGCACTTCTAAATAAAAGAGCTAACGCTTGTCTTTGATCTAGATTTTGGTTTTGTTGAGCATCTGTGATATCAGCATACAATGTTGTTCCGTCTTGTATTAATCCACCAGGACCATACAATCCATTTTGTGTCTTACCAAAAATCCCGCCTATTGGGCTAGGGTCTAAATCATAATGTAGATCAGTCCATCCATCAGGAGTAAATCTAGTAACTTTACCAGAGCCAAAATAAACTCCTTCATATTCAAAAGTGACATTATGAGTTAGTAAATTTTTACTGTCAGAAGCTAAGGTATCCATGTTCCAAGATCTAATTTTTGGATTAATCAATGTATGTAAAAAGAAATCTTTTCTACTTAACTGATATATTTCTATAGATCTTATCAACTGTTCTTTCATAGTTGTGTCTAGACCATAACGTGCAGGATCAGTTGTATCAACATATGAACCATTCGGTGTTGCTCTTGCATTTAATTGTTGTTGCGAAACAGGTGCAGGTTTTTCATATCTGTTTACTGGATTCACAGGTAATATACCTGGCGTTGCATTGCTGCCTGCATAATAACTATCTGAAGAATAATATTGATAGTACATCTGCCAAAATTCTCTGACCAATCCTCGATTATCATCATGCAATACCATGTTCAGAGGATTATACAATATTTTAGTGTAAACAGGTTGCTTTTTATTGTATATGTTTAATGTTTGACCTTCGAAAGATATTTTAGGAAGATCGCAACTTTTAACTAACATTCCTAATTCTAAATCTAATCTATTATTTTTCCAAGCATCAGTTTGTGCTACGTTTGGGTTCAAACGGAATTTAACGAAGTATAAAAATCCGTGTTTAGGGGCAAGTCGATAAAAGTTTTGTACAAACAGTTTATTTGCGTGTCTGTAATCTTTCAGATTGGTATTCTTAAGATCCCCAGAAACACTGTCTAAGAAGTTAGTAAAGATATTGGCCATAATAATATTTAGCCCATTAAAAAAGCCTGGCGAAAACCAGGCTTTTGATCCACTCCCAGAATTTTAATTTCTATTAACCAGTTAAACTTGATCTGACTCCACGTGCAATTACTGAACCAAATGTAACAGGTTGTGCCCCATCTTTTCCATATTGTACAGCATTGTCATATTGTATAGCCATTGTAATGTCTACTGGTGCGCTCTCAGCATACGTTAATTCGTTATAATTAACGTCTGTTAAGAAACAGCCATATAATTCAAAAACTTCTAAAATATTTGGCTCGTTAACATTACCGTTACCGCCATCTAAAATTTCAATTTTTGTAACAAACTTATAATCACTGCCGCTGTATGCGCTGACTTGCTCTAACATATCAAATTGTTTCTGTACTTGCTCGCCAACTAATCTAGCAACTTCGCCATTGATATCATCTCTTACAGTCATACTAATTGGTTGCCATGTGTGTTTACCAGCATAGAAAATCTTGCTGTTGTAAACGTCAATGGTTTGACTGTCAAATTGTACGTTTGGCCTAGCAACTGTCATGACTTGTTTCGTCAACTCAGTTGTTGATTTTGTTACTCCAAAGTTACCTAATGTTACTCTAAATCTGTATTTGAGCTTGGGCATTAGTAGACCCTGGCTAGGGTTGCTTTGACCCCCTGGAATGGGTACTGTAAATCTACTTAAACTTGTAATCGCCATTTATAAGCTCTCCTTATTGACGTGACTTGATATCACCGACATTCTTCAATCTTAGAGGAATGTAAATGAATTCAACTGCTTTTACCGGCTCTACAGCAATATCAACATAAAGTTGATTGTTACTAATCACCGATGGTGTATTGTTTGATTCATCACAAATCACAATAAAGTCATAAATGCCTCTCAAACTAACTAAGTCTAACATTAAACTTTCACAAACGTTCTTGATTTCGCTTCTTGTTTGTTTGTCGTTTGGTTCAAATATGAACGGTTTTGTAATGATCCCTAATTGTCTACGCAGGTAACTAACTAGTCTTGATACATTTACTCTATCTAAACTACTGTTAATGCCTGTTTTTGTATATTGACCAAATGCTACTAATCCTGCGCCTGGGATATTTGTAATTGGGTTAATTTTTACCTGTGCCATTTGATCTCTAGTGCCTTGATTCAAACTCACTGGTACAAAAGAACCATTCTTTAAATATCCAACAGATGTAGCGTTAGTAATTCCGCCTCTACGTGTTCCTGCTGGAGCAAACCATTGGAAACTACGTTGATCACTGATCGCAATAGTTCTTAACATCATGTGGCTTGCTGGAACAACAACGTTAGAACCGCTAAGATCAGTTGAAAGACCGCTTGGGTAATATACAGCTAAATGGTCACTTGCTGTGTGTAAACCAAGTTCCCCGTCAACACCGCTGTTAGCAGAATCGTTACCATAATCTATTAAAGATTGTGCATTGCTTTCTAATCTTAAAGGTGTATCACCAATTACCAATGCAGTGCCATTTCTAGCATTGTTTAGGTTGACCATGTCACTAATCAATTCTGGATATCCAGGACATGCAATCAAGTTAAAGAAAATATTATCTTCATCTAAAATTGTTTGACTAGTGTTGATAGCTACTTTTAGTTGTCCAACAACATATGCTCTTTGTGCTTTTCTTCCGAAGTGTGCGACTTGATTCAAGTCTTGACCACTAACACTTACCCAACGATCTGGATAATATGCTGTTTGAGCTTCATCAGAAAATCTAGTGTTGATTTCGTTAACGTTAACGTAATCTTTTCTATATTGTTTGATATTGAAGCCATTTCTTCTTGTGTTCCATAACAACATTCCTCTAGGATATGCTGTTGGATCTGGACAATCATAATCAACATAATTGCTTGACATTAGATCTGCCACAGTACTAGCAGTAGAGCTTGCGCCTGTTGTAGCCCAACGTGCATCTGCATAGATAATACCATATTGACTTGTATGATCAGTTACATCAATCGCATCCCAAGTTTTTGCGGTGTTGTTCCAACGGTACATTTTTCTTCCGTAGTTTTCTTGATCACTAGTATCAATCCAAAGATCACCAAAAACTCTACCTAATGAACCAGGACGTGATGCTTGCACTAATATACTAGCATTTTGGAATACGTTGTTGTACCCTGCCCACTTTGCACCATCATGTACCATAATATCAACTTGATTTTGATAACTTGCATACCAAAGTGTGCCGTCAGCAGGAGTGTCTGTTGGTTGTGAAGGACCTACAACATATGGAGTTGCGTTCTTCTGGATCAATGGCTTCCAATTTGAAACAACAAAATCAGCATTGATGCCTGATGCAGCAGTATACACATTGGTAACAGTTTCAGTAAATCCTAATTCTGCCCATGAATCACCAATTAAAACAATGTCACCGCCTAATGCATGAGTCAATGTTAATCTTGAAATATCTTGCTGCCATGTAGCAGTAACATTAGTTAGTCCCGCATCTTGTATAGCTTGAACAAATTCTTCAACTGTTTCACCATCCACTGCGAAGGTTTTAGAATTCAGTACAGCACTTCCTTTTACAGTTTCTCTAATGGTAATTGTTTCATTTTCAGCTGCGAATCCTGAAGGAACAGTAACAGTAGCTACTGTAGATCCTACAGTACTTCTATATCTTAATGTAAAACCAGCAAGATCTGTTCTTGAAGGATCTGCGTCAACAAACACCGTATTCAAACGTATGTTTGTGCCACCGCCTAAAGGATCTAAAGATACTATAGCAGCAGGTGCGCCAGTAAACATGCCTACATTATTAGTTTCAAATAGTTTTGTATCACTATTGAAGTTTTTAACGGACCACTTTGCACCTAAATTAAATTCAGTCATCTTAATCCAAATACTACCACTTGGTCTAGCACTTGGATATGTATTAACTGTATCAGCAACATTCCAGAAAGGAACTCTAGTATGATCGCTGAATTGTATCTTAGGAGCATTATAAACACCTTCTGCAACACCTAATGGACTTGCTGCTACTTGAGCAGGAGTTGCGCTTGATACTGCCAATGCACTAGTACCTGTTGCAGGAGCTTCTAAATTAATATAAACATCAGAGTTAGCAATGAACTCTAATCTGCTGTTTCTAACTCTAACACCAACTGAAGCTGGTAGTAAAGCGTTAAGTTGAGTTGCGATTTCTGTTGGGGTTGCACCTGTGCCGCCCGCGCCGCCAGATACGCCACCATCAATTTTATAGTTAATAACTGTTGGTGTTCCGCTTCTATCAAAATTACCGATAGTAATTTTCATTCCAAGATCGCTAACTGTAGCTGCTGTGCCAGTTGAACTAATTGAAAGGATAGCACCAGTAACCGCTGCTACTGTGTCCACTGTAATAGTTAAATTATTAGTTCCATCAACACCGCCTAACAAAGATCCTAAGATTGTGATAGTATTTGTATCTACATATCCTGAACCTTGATTACTAACAGCTACAGTATAAGAACCATTTGCTCTAGTAATATTAAATGTTGCATTGATTCCTGAGCCTGATGTGTTAGACTGGCTTACACCTGTGTAACTAACGCTAGTAATAGGCACAGTTGTAAATGCTTTAGAAGTCACTGTTGGCCAACTAGAAGTCCAATCTAATGAATTAAAATCGTTAGCTCCAAAAGTTGTAACTCCTTTGCTTCCTACTTTAACCCATTCGTTATCAATATTTTTATACCAAAGTTGGTTGTCGTCCCTTAGGGTAACAATCGCGTAATTGCCTGAAACACCAACACTGGCTTTAGGCTTGTATGCGTTTCCACCAGTAGTCGACATAACGTCATTTACGCTGTTGATGACTAGGGGGATTTTATTTTCAAATTGTTGAAGTCCTCTATTCCACTCAAACATACCAAATCTAGTAGCTGAGGTGTCAACCCAGTAAGTATCGGCAGCAGGGCTTCCTACAGGGGCCAGTGCTGATCCTGATAATTTACCTAAATCAACATTTGCTCTCAATACATATGCGCTGCTACTTGCTCCTAAGAAACTATAGGCAGCAAATAATCCATATTCGCTAAGTTCGCTTCCTTGTATTGCGTTTGAGCTAGAATCTTTTTCAAATTTGGGAACTCCAAATCTATCTGTTAAATCTTTTTGGCTAGTTGCCAAATAAAGACTGTTTGAATTTTCTGCGGTTGTTCCTAATGCTATACCTGTTCCTGCAGCATTAGCTTTATCTTGTGCGGTTGCTACGATGACTAAAGGTACAGTTCCAGGTGTCGCAGGATTATAAAAACTTTCGTCTATTACGTTTACCTGTACTCCAGGTGATCCAAGTTGTGCCATATTTGTTTTCTCCTTGGGGATACTTGTTGTTATATAATATTTAGTGATATTTTCAATATTTCGCGGTTTATAACCGTTGAAAAGGGCACCGAAAAGGGCTAAGTATTTTTATGAAACGCCCTTTATGTAAAAAATGTAAGAAAAACTTCTCTGCTATCAACTATTATAAAGATGATAGAGTGTTTTATCGAAGTGTGTGCGATGGTTGCGCTAGAGGAACCACCGTAAAATTACCTAGATGGTTGGCTGCTGGTTATAAGAAAAAATCAAAATGTGATAAATGTGGATTCAGCAGTAACGAACAGATAGTATTTGATGTATATCATGTGGATGGCAATTTGAACAACTGTCTGCGTGATAATTTAAAAACAGTATGTGCAAACTGCCAAAGAATGTTGATTAAGCAAGGACTTGGTTGGCGGCAGGGTGATCTGACACCTGATTTTTAATTGCTTGATAGAGTTCATCTATAGTTCCATCATTGTCTATAGTGACATCAATTTCTCGTCCTACCCAAGAAGTTTCACTGGCATGAATTTTTAGATGATCCAGCTTCATTTTAGATAATGCCCATTGCATATTTTTTGGACCTTCATTAAAGGCTAGAGCATATTGATACCAATCAGGTTCAGGACCACGTCGAATTCTAATTACTTTGCCGCCTGAACTATGTATAGCTTTGATCTCATTTGGAAATCTAACATCAGAAATAACAATATTATCTTTGGTTTTTCTTAGTTTGTTTTCTAAGCTGGCTATCCAGATATCATCATGGAATCCTTGTCGGCAAACTTCTGTACCCCAATATTGTAATATCCATCTAGGTGTAAGATTGGGCATGCCTAAACGCTCTGACCACCACGGGTCTACTTGTTCTCTCCACTCCCGAGCTTCTTTAGTACGTCCTTCTAAAAGAGTTCGATCCCAACCAAACACGGCTGCTACTGCATCTTTGAGTGTGTTAGCAAAACTGTCTCTACGAAAACCGTGAAAGTTGACCAAATAGTCTGCGGCTGTGTCTTTCCCTGAACTAATAAATCCGACGAATCCAATAATCATATAATCTCCAAAGGATACTATATTTTATACAAATTCAGTTGTTCAAGTCAAGAAAGTGATTATCCAATAATCCAAGTATAACCGCCCATTGCGGCTGCATCGCCTTTTTTCAGTTGCTCTTCTAATTCTTTTGAAGCAGCAATTCCTTCTGTTTTTAATGCAGTTCCATTTAATTGAGTTCCGCCTTGTGGGCTTGCGATTTGCGCAAATTTTTCTCTAGCTTCACCTAACATCACTTTACATTGTGCTAGGGTATAATCTTTAATCCATATTGATGCGTATGTGTCTTCTAAAAACGCAAAATCTGGTCTCTTATTATAAATCTGTAATAACACTCTTTCATTACTTTGTGGTCTCTGTTGTAATATCAACTTATTTGAGGTTGGATGATAACTGAAGTTGATAAAACTTCCGAACATTTTACCTACTAATTTCTGATATCCGCCAAAGAGATAATATGTGGCGAGACCCCCATATTTGAGCTAGACAATAGATATGTGTTTGTATATGCTAGGTTAAACGGTTCAAACAATGTGCCGCCATCGCCCCCACCAGTCCTAGATCCAATACTTCTACGGAA